TTGCTACTCTATAAATGGCGGAAGATAAATCCAAAGTTGTAGAGAAGGAAGACCAGGATGATGATAAAAGTGAAGTGCTCGGTAATCTTGTAAAGGTTGTCGTTCTTATTTGGTCTGCTTCTCTTCTTACATTCTCATACGTTAGACTTCCAAATGGTCAAAAGATTTTAGATTTTGACCCCACTTTCATCGCATCCGTGTTCTCTGGATCCTTAGCTGCGTTCGGACTGTCTCCTGCTAAGGCAGGTGGCGCTAAGAAAGCACCTGAGATCAAGAAAAAAGAAGAAACACCCGAACCCAAGGTCTGATCATGCAAAAATTAATTAACGTTGTAGCACTACTCTCTGGTCTTACCTCTTTAGGTTTGATCGGTGGTGGTGCTTATCTTTTACTAAACAAAGATACACTTATCGAAACTGCTAGAGAGAATGTCACAAAGGCTGCTACTGCAGCAATCACTGAAGCACTCCCTGGTATGCTGGATGCTGCTATGCCCGAGTTACCTAAGGTAACTGGTCCTGCTCTTCCAGAAGGTGGTTCGTCCCTTCCTAAGACGACTGGACCCGCTATGCCCTTCTAACCATGAACCTTTTTAACAGTAACAAAGAACAACCTGGCGACTACTTACCTGAACCTAAGAAAGAAAAACCGTCTACGTTCAAGATCTTTATTGGTACGGTTGGTGCTTTGTTTGCTGTATCTCATATTGGTTTAGTTGGTTATCTTATGAGACAACCATATCAGATTCCTAGTATCAACATTCCTAAAGGTGACTACTCATCTTATGAATTAAATGCTGGACCTGATGGTTACTCAGTTAAGTACAAAGCAAACGATCCTGCTATTCTAGAATCAGAGAGATCCCTTAACTTAAACAAACATAAGGAAGGTTTCTTTGGAGACCAAACTGAAATGCGAAGAGAGTATCGCAGAGATCAATTCACCATGGACGGTACACGCAACCTAGGAGGCGCTGTAGTAGACCCCGAGGGAAAGTCCCCTGCAAAAAGCGAAGAGTGTATCAGGGCGGACGCTGGCGCACGCTCACAAGGTGCGATGGCAGGGACCGCAATTAGTGCTGGTCTCGTAGTCCCAGCAGTCTCTAGCATCCCTTACATTGGATGGTTAGCAGGTGGTTGGGCATTGCTCCTAGGACAGCAAGCAGGTGAGTCTATTGGATCTGAAGTTGGTAGTGCATTTAATGATTGCTGATGGAAATTAAAGAAATTAATATTAGTGGTGTCAATATACCTGATGTCACTATTGTGGACCCTCGTAACTATTCTTCACCTCCCATTCCTATTGCTCCACCAGTAACAGTAAATATTGGTGTCCCTATCGTTGACATCCCTGGATGTGTAGAGGCACATGAAACGAACAACCCGAAGAACAACCAAGTCAAGTCTGATGATGAAAGAGGACTGGTTACGTATTGTGATTCTGGCATCCCTAGTTTTAATCCTATTCAGTTTGAACCTGAACAGATGATTATGACGAGTCCTGCGCCTGTCCCAAAGACAAAGACGCCAGAGACTCCTGACGTTCCTGAGACACCAGAGGTTCCTAAGACACCTGCTGCTACTGCCAAGGTAGAATGTCCTACCAAGGTACAGCAGGCACAAGAACCTGTTGGATCTTTTGTGGAAGGATTTAGAAAGAAGGTTGTTGGTTATGAATTGATTGACAACACTTGTGTACAGATAACAGAAAAAGTCCCACTACCTCAACAGATAGTAGCGGGACTTCCAAGTGGTGGTCAGGTTGTACAGGTTGGAGGTGTTGCTGTTATTGCGACAACTTCTGCGTTGCTCGCAAAACCTCTTGCTGATCTTTTGTTAAAAGCGGTGAAACCTGCTGTGAAGAAAGTGATGAAGAAGATTGCTGCCTTGCGGGGTAAGAAGCCCCCAGTCTTGTCGAAAGGGGAGCGCCAAGCAGAGCAGCGCCAGATGAATCACGCTGTGAAGGAGCTTCGTTCTGTGTTCCCGAGGAAGAAGAAACGGAAGGGATAGCATGTACGTGTGGATGCTTATGTCCTGGTGGATTATTCACTACGACATCAGCACACACCTTGTAGTAAGGACTCTTAGGGTGGAATTGGATTCCACGTAACATCAAATCGCCACAATTCTTGAGTCTCGCGATCTCAAAATCTAACCGCTTATTAGCAGTGAGTTGAGCATTCAATTCAATCTGAGTTCGTGCTGCTTTCTTACATAACTCTTGCATCTCTTTATCGGTGGGTGTGCTCCACGTCATGGAGAAACCGATACCAAGATTGTAGTTATCTTTTTGTCCTGTTCTTACAGGAACTTTGTATAAGACATCACCAGGATTATCAGGTGCTCCGTCTTCATCTAGATCACGCATATCATATACGTTATCATAATAATATGGTTCGTATGGTTTAGTGGCAGATGCACTACCTGTTACGTAAGGGGTGAAATTTCTAGTGGGACCTTGACACTGAATTCCTCCTCCGTATGTGTTAGTGATATATGGGCCTTGTAAAACTTGTATCGCTTGATTTGTAACAGAACCACTAGAGTTAGCAACAGGAGCAGCTGTGGCGCTAACACCACCAACATTAGCCAATGCTTGAGACGGGAATACACAACTAAGTCCTACTGCGAGAAGATACTTGTAGTATCCGTGACACTTGTTACCTCTGTAGTTCTGTTTATAATTGTATGATTGCTTAAACCAGGACCTGATAGTGTTTCTGTAAACTGAAACGCTGCTCCTGGTGTTGTCTGTGTGAATGTTGGTTTGCTGTTTACATTCGTCCATGTCGAAGTCACCCCATCGATAGTTACATTATTTGTTCCAGTGCCAGGAGATAAGTTACCAGACGCTGTAACACCACTCCCTGTCACAGAGTATTGATACCCTGTGTTATAGTCCATCGAATTGATGGTCTCTGTAATCTTTTGTGTGGTCTCTGTGTGACTCGTCATTGAGCCCTGTGTGAAGTTTGGGACTACTGGGACTGCGTTTGCGACAGTCCCATGTAAAGCACCAAGAATCAACCCGAGACCGATTGCTTCTTGTAATCTAGACATATTTAGGTTCAGTCGATAACGGTGATCTCGGAAACGAATTGTCCTGTTGCAGATGTACCAGCTCCACCTGCTGTTAGTGTCATAGCATGTGAACTATCGATTGTTCCAGCTAGGTTACCAGCAGTTCCAGCTGTGTAAGAAGTAATGTTTGAGAAGTTTGGAGTATCTCCTGTAGTTACTGCTGTAGTTGGGATAGCATCTTTTACAGTCATTGACTCACTAAAAGACCAATCCTCTCCTGCTGTATGAACGTCATATGTTCCTGCAGTTCCTAAGGTTCCCATAGTGGTGACACTAATGTTAGAACCAGCAGCAGAATAACTGTCGCCAATTCTGACGGCAGTAGAACGTGCTGCATCAACAGTAAGTTGTACACTAGAAGCGTGTTTCGTAACAAGTCCGCCAGCATTAGCTGCACTTGCGGTCATCAGTAGCATAGCGAGTGGTAATAACTTTTTCATATCACTCAGATTTTGGATCCATATTTATTTATGCTGACAGCAGAGCTTGACAGACCTTTACATTTGCTATATACTTCTGTCATACTTCTTTACAAAACTAATGACTGTTACCACAAATGAGTACGGACAGAACAACTTGTTCGCTAAAGAACCCCAGATGGTTGTGGAGGACTACAACCGCAAGGGTCTCTTCTCGCCAATGCAACAGCGTGAAATGTATAATGGACGCTGGGCAATGATGGGCATTGTCTCTGGGTTCCTCTCGTATGCCATCACTGGTAAGCTCTTTTTTGGCATCTTCTGACATACTTGACAATGCTTCCGCTTTCCTTTACAATCGTATCCATTGCCTGGTTCGTCCTCCTGGCATACTCTATTGAACAACTTTCTGAAACTTACTAATGGATTTTACTATCACCCTTCAAAATTCTGACGGCGAAACTACATTTGAGTGTGCTGATGATCAGTACATCCTTGACGCCGCAGAAGAGGCAGGTGTTGACATGAATTATTCTTGTCGTGCTGGTGCTTGTTCTTCTTGTGCTGGCAAACTGATCAGCGGCACCGTTGATCAAAGCGATCAGTCTTTCCTTGATGATGACCAAATTGAGTCTGGTTTCTTGCTCACTTGTGTAGCATATCCGACCAGCGATTGTACTGTCCTTGCCGATCAAGAAGATGCGCTATACTGAAGAATACCTCGCTGAAACAGTCGCTGCTCTCGGGTGGGACGTTCGTAATGATGACATCCATGTAGAGATCGGTGGTACATCGGTCTATGAAATTGAGGGTTTAGACACAAAGTGGTCTCCCTTGAAGGGAACACGTAAATATAATAAGGACGCATTCATTGTGATTAAAAACAGATCACGAGATCCTGTTGTCCCATCCAAACCACCAGAAGAAAAAGAAGATGCCTAATCCAGACGCTCTTTGGCAGGATATCCAGAAGCTTGATGATTTGTATGAAGAGCTACTGTGGGATCCTGACGATGAGTTACAATTTACTCACGATGGTACTAAGATCATCATTACTAACAAAACACAGGAGAACAACAAATGAAATTCGGATTCACCCCTGAGGCAGAGATCCTCAACGCACGTCTGGCAATGCTCGGTTTCGTCATTGCTGTTGGCACCTATCTCACCACTGGTCAGATCATCCCAGGAGTTTGGTGATGGCACTGGCAGCACTAGCAATCATTCTTATCGGTACGTTTGTTGGTGGTGCCATACTGACACAATCTGGTGATGAATAAATAACAATTGAATATCGTCGTCGCGACCAAAGGGACCTCTGCCACATAACAGACAGGTCCCTTTTTATTGTCCGTTACCAAAGAAAGTAATGATTGATACACAAATGTTCCACATCTATGACCGAGCAACGAATCGACCCGTCAAGGTGTGTATGACAACTGAAGAACTGGAACAAATGCTGGCAAAAAA